TGGAGCACCAGCAATCTTCTTTATTATTGTATTCATGCCTGCCCTTCAGAACACGAAGGGTAGAATGGTAGGATACAAAGATCACAAAACATATGGAGATTCCTCCATTTACGAGAACACTCCAGGAGATCAAACTAAATTTTACCTTGAACTTCAGGGTAATATATAAGTTAGACAGATCTTTAATATGTCCAATCCAAATGCTCTCTATGAAGACATGGAGAAACTAAATGCCCTATATGAAGAACTCTGTTGGGGGCACGATGATGAACTAGAGTTTCAGATCGAATACCTGAGAGGTAAAGGCAGAATCACTATTAAAAACAAAACACAACAGGAGAAAAACAATGGGATTTAACGAAAAGAATGAAAGATTGAATGGATGGGCAGCAATGCTCGGCATTATTGCAGCATTGGGTTCCTATGCTGTAACTGGACAAATCATTCCAGGTGTATGGTGAACGACTTATTACTCATAGCAGCTTCCATGATAGGAGGGTTTATCTTTGCTGCCCTATTGACTGATGGAAATGTTGATGATGATGACAATGGACCAGGTGGAGGACTAATGCAACCTGTATATACACCTCCAGCTGCTTGACAAATACAACTGAATAACCTACAATTCGGGGGTACTCGCAACCCCCTTTTTAATGTTTGGACGGATCGCTGCCTTCGTTTCCGTAGCACTTATCGGTGCTTCATGTGCCACCAGTGCTGTAGAAGTTGAGACTGAAGTGAATGATGTTGTAAGCATTCCTGTGGAACCCATTCCTGTGGAACCATATGTTCCTACTTGGAAGTGTATTGACTGCACACCCGAAGAACAATATGTCCTTAAACAACTTCAAGACAAAACTAAAATCGCGGATAAAAATGCTCTGGCAACGATACTGGGAAATATTAAACAGGAAAGTAAGTTCCATTCCAACATTTGCGAGGGAGGGGCTAGAGTTCCTTACTCTGATTGTCATCGGGGTGGGTACGGACTTATTCAGTGGACCACTGAGAATCGTTATCTGGGGTTAGGTCTTTTCTGTCAGAAGTATAATTGTGACCCCAGTAGCTTAGAAGGTCAAACTCGTTACATGATTAACGAAGACATCTTCCAGAAGTATCTTCCTATGTTTGAGGGCGGTGGACAAACTGTCCGACAGTATATGGTTCCAGCCTACTACTGGTTAGGATGGGGTATCAAGGGCAATCGAGAAATTTACTCTTATAACTACTCAAAGAAACTGGTGTTGGTATGATTAAGACTCTTACAGACGCTCTCAAGGACATTCTAGGACCCAAATCTGACAAGGTTGAATGTGCTATTGACGAGAATATTATTGATTGTGACAAACTAGAAGCACCTGTTCAAGAGTGTGGTCCTGGACATTTTACCCAAGGGTATGGATCGTATGTTGGTGTCCCTGCCCCTAGAGTCCTTAAAGATGATGAGTGGTTCGGTCCTGCTCCTGTCTCTGATGCCAATCAAGATCATATGGAGCAAGAAACTCACATTAAACAGCAGCAGCACCAAGAAACTTATTCTATTGAACCTGAGGACATTCATCAGGTAATGTATGAAATGGCAACCAAGAGTGGTGCCACAACTGTTCAACTTGATCCCATTGGTGGATCCGAAAACTTTCAAGGCGGTTCAGAAAATGTCCATCGATGATTGGCGCTACAGTGATCAGAAAATGAAGGTTAGAGAGCAAGCACTCAAAGTTTTACTCTCTAAGTTTGGTGGTCAAATGGAGGGAGCACGTCCTAAATACTCCAGTCAATCAATCTATGAGTGTGCTCAAGACTGGGTATCTCAGGGTAACATGCACACTGCGGGTATTGTAAAGTATTACGAGGCTTATTATGCAAAAAGTAATTAACGTTTTGGCAGTTCTATCATTTGTGGGAACTGCTGGTATTATTGGTGGTGGATATTATCTGTATACACAGAAAGATCCTATCATCGGAGGTATGAAAGAAAAAATTATCACGGCAGCAACAGAGGCAATCGCAGAAGCACTTCCTGGTATGTTAGACGCTTCTATGCCTGAACTTCCTAGTGCCACTGGTGGTGCTATTCCTGCTGTTCCCTCTACTACTGGTCCTGCTATTCCCTTCTGATGAAAAAAATTATTATGAGTTTGCTGGCAGCAGCATCAATTGCTGCTCCTGTGCTTGCTGACCCGATCAAACAGGATGAATACTATAGTAATCATTCTATGGGGTGCATGTTACTTAGAGAGTGTACCGATGGAGTCAAACAAGTCTTTAGTCTTCTGGATATTTCTAGTGAGTATCCCAATACTGATGATTTTTATTCTATTGCTAACGAGTTCAACTCTATGCTTGTCTCCCTTAACCAGGTCGGAGTTAACGTGTTTTTAGCAGAAGAAAAATATTTTCCTGTCGGACATCGTGGAGTTTATCATACTGTAGGCAATAACTTCTTCCTCAATAAAACTTTCATGAAGCGTCCTCATGTGCTCATGAGTGTGATGCGTCATGAAGGATGGCACGCTGCTCAGGACTGCATGGCAGGGACGATTGAGAACAACATGATTGCTATTATCATGAATGAGGAAGATGTCCCTATGATCTGGCAGGAGATGGCACGGAGAACATATGCATTCCAACCTGCTGCTATACCCTGGGAGAAAGAAGCAACCTGGGCAGGTAAGACTGAGGGAATGACAATGAAAGCACTGCAGTCTTGTGCTGATGGTACGATGTGGAATGACTATGAACCCACACCTATGACCCGTGAATGGTTGGTTGAAAACGGATACCTTTCTAAATAGAGTTGCCTTGCCACTCTACTAATGGCAGATATCAAGCCCAAAGTAGAGAAGGAAGACCATGGTGAAGATAAAAGTGAAGTTCTTGGTAATTTAGTGAAAGTCGTAGTACTTATTTGGTCTGCCTCTCTTCTCACATTTAGTTACGTTAGACTTCCTAACGGTCAAAAGATTTTAGATTTCGATCCCACATTTATTGCTTCGGTGTTCTCTGGATCTTTAGCTGCCTTCGGTCTCAGTCCTGCTAAGTCGGGTGGTAATGGAAACGGAAATTCAAAACCAGCAAAGAAAGAAGAACCTCCTGTTGCACCTGCTATTGAACCTAAGAGGTAATCATGTCACGTATCAAATGGGCTGCTATTAGTATTGGTGGTGTTGTTGCTGTTGCACACATCGGTGTCTTAGGGCATTTAACTGAACGACCACCCGAACCCGAACCCGAACCTGTTGTTCAGGTCCCTACTATTAACATCCCACATGGTCCGTATACTTCTTACTCGATTACTGCAGGTAAGGAAGGGTATACGATAGAATATAAAGCAAATGATCCTAAAGTATTAGAGTCATCAAGATCCCTTAATCTTGACAAAGACAAGAGAGGTTTTTTTGGTGGTGGATCTGAAAAGAGAAGTGAATATCGTCATGATCAATACACGATGGAAGGCACCCGTAATATGGGAGGTGCTGGAACGCTAGCAGAGGGAAAGTCTGCAAAAGACGTAGAGTGTATCGTGGCGGACGCTGGCGCACGATCTCAAGGTGCGATGGCAGGAACCGCAATTAGCACAGGTCTTCTTGCTCCTGCAGTCATGAACATTCCTTATGTTGGATGGTTGGCAGCGGGATGGGTTAGTCTTCTAGGTCAATCTGCAGGAGAAGCACTTGGGTCTGAAGTTGGGTCCGTATTTAATGATTGCTAATGAACTTATTTTTGAGACCTTTACATGATATAAGTGACCCAACTTGGAGTGTAATTATCTCTATTATAATACTTTTATTGGGTGTGACATACTATATTGTCTATATAATGCGTATGGCTTTTGATGAAATGAACGATGAGCGATCTGACGAATAAAGATTCAGAACAAGATGCCAAACTTGCTGTATTAGAAAGTAAGATTGAAAGTTATCGCGAACGTATTATTGCTCTTGAAGAAGAAACAAAAGATGTTTCTGTAATTGATAGTACGTTAGAGAACGCGATTCGTCGAATTGAAATGGTCCATCAACGTATCGATAGAACAGAAGAAAAACTTAAACAAGTTGAACAAAAAGTTCTAGAAAATAAGATTTGGATTCAGAGAGCATCTGCTGTTATTGGTGCAGTGGTAACTCTTATTGGTATTATCGTTGCGATGCCACAAGACGCAGATTCAAAGGAGATCGATTATGGGCGCTATGATTCCACCGAGCAGGAAGTCGTGTTACAACTTCCGAGTAGTTGAGATTAATAGAGTTGTCGATGGAGACACGATTGATGTCACTATTGATCTTGGATTTGATCTTTATAAAAAGGAAAGAGTAAGAGTTGCTGGTGTTGATACACCTGAGAAACGTACCCGTGACCTAGAGGAGAA